CAATCTCAAGGTTAAATCCGCTAGCAACAACCGCTCGTTCAGTAGAAACTCAGACCACACAGTCAAGCGGAATGTCAGCAAAAAATAGCATCATAGCGGACTATAACTGGCCTGGAAAGTTTAAACCTTTTGCGCATCAAAAATTAACCTCTGAATTTCTTACGTTAAACCGCAAGGCTTTTTGTTTTAATGAGCAGGGTACTGGTAAAACGGCTAGCGTAATATGGGCAGCAGACTACCTAATAAATCTAGGGGTAGTTAATCGTGTACTTGTTATTTGTCCCTTATCCATTATGCGTTCTGCATGGCAGGCAGACCTGTTTAAATTTGCCATACATCGTGCATGCGATGTAGCCCATGGGGATGCAAAGCAAAGGCGCAAGCTAATTAACAACGGTTCTGAGTTTGTCATAATTAATTTTGATGGGGTAGAGATTGTTAAGGACGACATATTAAATGGTGGCTTTGACCTAATCGTAGTAGATGAGGCTAGTGCTTATAAAAATGCACAGACAACTCGTTGGAAAACACTAAGAGAAATAGCTGGCAAAGTTAAAGGTATATGGATGCTTACTGGCACTCCTGCGGCTCAGTCTCCTGTAGATGCGTTTGGTCTTGCTAAGATAATTAACCCTGACAACACTCCTAAGTTTTATGGTCAGTTCCGTGACCAAGTTATGTATAAAGTTGGAACCTATCGTTGGATACCAAAACCACAAGCTCAAGAAGTTGTGCATACCGTGTTACAACCCGCTATTCGTTTTGAGAAGAATCAATGCTTAGATTTGCCTGACGTAACCTATGTTGAGCGTGATGCCCCCCTTACCCCCCAGCAACTTAAGTATTACAGGGTATTAAAAAAGCTGATGATTATGTCAGCAGATGGTGAGCAAGTAACTTCAGTCAATGCGGCGGTTAATATCAATAAGCTCCTCCAGATCTCTGGCGGTGCGATATATACGGATACTAGAGAAGTCATAGAGTTTGATGTATCTAATCGTTTGAAGGTCATTGAAGAAGTTATTAATGAGGCTTCGCATAAGGTCCTGGTGTTTGTACCCTTTACTCATACTATAGAACTACTAAACAAATATCTTACAGCTGCAGGCATACCTTGTGCGGTTATCAATGGTCAAGTTCCTGTTAATAAACGGCACGACATCATTAAAGATTTTCAAGAGACTGAAAACATTAGAGTTTTAATTATTCAACCACAAGCTGCATCGCACGGGTTAACACTAACTGCTGCTAACGTTATTATTTGGTATGCTCCTGTGACTAGCGTTGAAACATATTTACAAGCTAATGCACGTATTGATAGACCAGGGCAAAAGAACCCCATGACTATTGTGCATATTAAAGGTAGCGAAGTAGAAGCTAAGTTGTATAGCATGCTAAGTAACAACATAGACAACCACACAAAAATAATTGATTTATATCGAAAAGAAATTGAAGATATAGCTTGACAAAGTCAAAGTGGTTGATATACTAGAGGTTCGTAGTAAGGAGCTAATTATGAACGAGACAAATGTAGCAACAGACAAGCTTGCAGAAATTTATATTAAGATTCGTGACAAGCGTTCTGAGATGAAAGAGCAGTTTGAAAAGCAGGACAATGAGCTAAAAGAGCAACAAGATTTACTGGCTGAACAAATGCTTTCGGTTTGTAGTGAGCTTGGCGCAGACAGTATTAAAACCCCAGCAGGGACAATCATTCGTAAAGTGGATACACGGTACTGGACGACGGATTGGGATTCTATGTATCAGTTTGTACAAGAACATGATGCATTTCCCCTGCTCGAGAGAAGATTGCATCAAACCAATCTTAAGCAGTTTCTCGAAGAGAATCCCGAACTGTTACCTGCTGGATTGCAAGCGGACAGAAAATACACCGTGGTTGTTAGAAGGAGCAAATAAATGAGCAACTTATCAATTTTTAAATCTGATACAAACGCAGTAGGTACTCGTAGTCAAGAAGTCAGTGAACTAACTAAATCCCTAGCGGGTAATACTGGTTCTACAAGTCGTCGTATTACTATGAACAAAGGTGTATTCCGTCGCATGGTAAACGGTAAAGAAGCTGGTAAGGTTAAGGATGGCTTTATCAACGTTGTTATTATTAATGCATTAGCAAAGGTATCTCGTCAGTTCTACGCTACGGCTTATGACCCTGATGCATCTCCTACCTTGCCTGATTGCTGGTCTAATCTTGGTGATGTACCTGATGCCAAAGCATCTAACCCACAATCCAACTCATGCGTAACTTGCTCACAGAATATTGATGGCTCAGGTGCAAGTGGCAAGGGTCGTGCTTGTAAGTTCCAGCGTCGTATAGCTTTGTTGCTTGAGAACGATATGAGCGGTGAGGTATATCAAATGAATATCCCAGCTAAGTCTTTGTTTGGTAAGGGTGTTGGTAATACCCATCCATTTGAAAGCTACGCTAAGTTTCTCCCAGCAAACGGAGAAAGCATTGATCGTGTAGTTACAGAGATGCGCTTTGATGAGAATGAAACTGCAGACGTTCTTCAGTTTACTGCGGTTCGCCATTTAAACGACGAAGAGGTTGAGGTTGTAGTTGCTGCTCAGTCTACTGCCGAGTCTAAGAATGCGGTTGCTCTTACTGTAGCCCAGCAAGATGGTGTTAAGAAGTTACCAATAGCACCAGCTAAAGCTACTTTGATTACACAAACGGCTGAAGAAGTTGAAGTTATTGAAGAGCCAGTTAAACGTCCTTCTAAGAAAGCTGAAGCACCCCCTGCCGCACCTAAGCAGAAACTAGCGGACGTTGTTAGTGCATGGAGTGATAGCTAAGAATGAGCATTGGTTATAGTGCCAAGACTATTCAGCTTAATAAAAAGGCTGATGGGAGTAAGCTTGGCGTTGCACTTGGTAAAGCGGCAATAAAACTAGGTATCTCAGTTACAGACATAGCCACTACCATTGGGGTTAGCAGACAAACTGTATACAACTGGTTCATAGGTTCTTACGACCCTAAAGATACGTACACCAAGTCAATAACCAGCTTATTGAATAGCTTTACTAAGCACATAAAAGAATCAAAACTTAAGTAATAAAAGCACTGAAAGGTGAGGGGGGAGTAGTCCCCCCTTTTTGCCCCCAATAGATGAGACGAGTATGACTAATATTGACCTACTAGACAGAGTGCTAGCCCCTACGGGCTGGTTTGCTGTGCTTGGTATAAAAGGTAAAAAGAATGTAGTACAAGAACTCGTTCAGACTCGTGCCGAAGTAGATAAGTTTGCAGCTAAATTTGTAAATGAAAAACGGGAAGTGTATTTTGGTTGTTCCAAGTTTAAGACTGGTGATAACCGTACTAAAGAAAACGTCAAGGATATAAAAGCCTTTTGGATGGACATAGATTGCGGTGAGTCCAAGGCACTAGTAAACGAAAAGACTAATAGACCCGATGGTTACATTGATCAAGCTACAGGCTTACAAGAACTTCAGAAGTTTTGCAAAACAATTGGATTACCCCGCCCCCTTCTTGTTAACTCAGGTAGAGGTATACACGCTTACTGGCCTCTAGTTGCACCCGTAACCCGTGAAGAGTGGGAGCCAGTTGCGGCTCGTTTGAATGAATTATGCGTAATACATAAACTATATGTGGATGCTTCCGTATTTGAAGCTGCCCGTGTCCTTAGAATACCTGGCACATTTAACTTTAAAGATGAACCCCCTAAGCCAGTAGAAGTAATTTCAGATGCTCCAGACGTAGAGTATCAAGCAATCAAAAATTTACTAGGTGTAAAAGAAGTAAAGAAGATACGTCCTACCCAAGAGCTAAGCGAACTTGCTAAAGCAATGATGTCTAACAGCACGTTTAAGTTCTCTAAGATTATGATGCGTAGTGCAAATGGAGAGGGTTGTGCCCAGCTTCTAGACTGCTATCAAAACCAAGATACGATTAGCGAACCTAGATGGTTCAACGCTTTATCCATTGCCCATCGTTGCGTAGATAGAGCGACAGCCATTCACAAGATGTCTGAAAAGTATCCTGACTATGACCCTGACGATACTGAATCCAAGGCTAGTCACACAGAGCATGCACATAGTTGTGCTACGTTTGAAAAGAATAATCCTGGTGGGTGCGAAGCCTGCCCATGGAAAGGTCGCATTAAGTCGCCAATTGTATTAGGTAAAGAGATAGTACGAGCAGAAGAAACTGATGTTAAAGAAACAGAAGGGGATGAGGTAGAAGTTTATAAGATACCCAACTACCCACATCCATATTTCCGTGGGAAGAACGGTGGCATTTATGTAATGACTCAAGGCGATGAAGAATCGGAACCTATATGTATTTATGAGCATGACTTATACGTAGTCAAACGTATGGAAGACCCAGATCCTGATATTGGTGAGTTAGCCCTACTTAGATTGCATTTACCTCAAGATGGTGTACGGGAGTTTACTATTCCGTTATCAATCATAGCTTCTAAGGATAGAGTTAGGGAAGCACTTGCTAAGAAGGGTGTAGCTGGACTAGCTAAACAGATGGACGCATTAACTACGTTCGTAATGTTATTTATTAAAGAGTTGCAATATAAAAAGAAGGCAGAACTTATGAGAAAACAATTTGGTTGGGCTGATAAAACAAGCAAGTTTATTATTGGTAATAGAGAGATTAGTAAGGACGGTATATTTCATAGTCCCCCATCTAGCACCACTAAACAGATTGCTGACAACATGACTCCTATGGGTACATTGGAAAAATGGAAAGAGGTATTTAATTTATATGGAGCGCCAGGATTAGAAGCTAATGCATTCGCTGCTCTTACTGCGTTTGGGGCACCCCTTCTTAAGTTTACTGGACATAGCGGAGCAATCATAAACGTTATACATAAAGATTCAGGCACGGGTAAATCGACAGCATTGTATATGTGCAACAGCGTTTATGGGCATCCTGATAAGCTAGCAGCCATTTGGAAAGATACTCTTGCCGCTAAGATGATCCACTTAGGTGTGATGAACAACCTACCGTTTACTGTGGATGAGATTACTAATACCAGTCCAGCGGACTTTTCAACCTTAGCCTATAGCATGTCTCAAGGGCGGGGTGCTAACAGGTCTAGGTCAGATAAAAATGAACTGCGGATTAACGACCAGACTTGGCAGACTATATCTTTAGCTAGTTCAAACGCTAGTTTCTATGAAAAGCTCGGGGTGCATAAGAACAGTCCTGATGGTGAGATGATGCGTCTACTAGAGTATCAAATCCACCCTTCTAATATTATCTCGCCAGCCTTAGCTAAAGAGATGTTTGACCAGCAGCTTAAGAACAACTATGGGCATGCGGGCGACATTTACTGTAGCTACCTAGTTAACAACCTAGAGGAGGCAACCAGCGGACTGCTTGCAATTCAAGCAAAGATTGATGCTGAAATGCACCTGACTAATAGGGAACGCTTTTGGTCTGCCGTTATTGCTTGCAACATAGCAGGGGGATTAATTGCAAAGAACCTAGGGCTAATTAACTACGACATGAAAGCCATATATGTATGGGCTACTGATAACATGCTCAAGAGCATTCGTGAAGATGTTAAACCGCCAGCAAACAATGCATCAGCCGTAATCGGTGACTTTATCAACCGTCATATTCAGAACATTCTTGTGGTTAACGATGAAGCAGATAGCCGCACTAAGATGCAAGCCGCACCCATACAGGAGCCTAGAGGTGACTTAATAATCCGTTTTGAGCCTGATACTAAGAAGATGTTTATTGTAGCTAAAAACTTCCGCATTGACTGCGTAGCAGGGCAGGTTCATTACAAAGACACTCTAAGTCAGCTTAAAGCTAAGGGCATATTCATAGGAGCGGAGAACAAACGGATGACTAAAGGCATGAAGATGGCATCTGCAGGGGTGCATTCACTTGTGTTTGATTGCCGTAGCCCAGACTTTATAGATATGGATACTTTTGTAGAAGCAGCTAAAGATCATGCTGATAGAGCAGAACAGCTATAGCATTAACTGGAAAAACTTTAAGTCGGGGTACTCATTCTTTGTGCCTTGCCTTGATACTAGCGCCGCTAAGAAGGAAGTTATTCGTGTTGCAAAAAGGTTAAAGATGGAGGTTTTAATAAAAATAGTTATTGAAGAGGGTGTAAAGGGTTTACGAGTATGGCGGATTTAACTTATACTTGGGGCAAGCAGACGTCTCATCTGCTTTTCCTCGGAAGTTAGCTCCTTCCAACTCTTTGTCCCCGCCTAGTGCGGGGATTTTTTATTGAAGAGGTGTAACCGCTTTAGTTGGCTTCATTAAGTAAGGAGCCAGTTTTTCATCTATATACTGCCCACGAATAGTCATTCCACGTTTTTTAGCGTAGGCTTCTAAGGAGCGCTCAATGTCATCAGGTTCTATTAAAAATACTTCTGCAGGGTAGCGTTTATTAAACTTAGCAATATTTTTAAATATATCCTTAATGTCTGCGCTCTTTTCTTTGTTTTCTGGATCCATGATAGTTTCGTCTAAACGACGTAACAATTTAGTGCGTTCGTCTGTGGCTTTAATTATTTGTTTTTGATATTGGAAGTTTTTTTCCTGAATGCGAGCTAAACGGGTTGGGCTAAAACCTACTACCGAAGCCACATAATTTAGTTCGTTTAACTCAGACTTTTTAAGTAGATCAGCACCACCCCTAGTCTCCGCACCTTCTTCTCTCATTCTTTCCGCAACTAAAGAACCTTTAAAAAGTGCAGGTACAAGTTTTTCTAGCCCACGACCAATGTGCCCACCGTTAAAGTCATCAACAACACCAGTTATATTAACACCTATGGATACACTAGGACCCATGTTAGCAATCATAAAATTAATTACAGATTCAGTAAAGTTTTTTCCAGGTTTAGCTTCTCTAAACCACATCCCGTCAAACATAGTACGGGAACCAATATTCATATCAGTTAGTGCTGATATTGGACCTTTTTCAAGAAGTTCATTTAATCTATGTTGACGACCATCTAAACCAGGAATAGTAATTTGCCCAAAATATCTTGGTAAAAATTCGTAACGGAAACGTAAATTAGAATCATCTGCAGTTAGTGGGTTAACAGCACGACGTTTTCTTTCTTCTTCATCGTCCCCAAGATTACTTAAAACCGCATCTATAGTTGAACATATAACGCTATATAAAGGCATGCCTACTAAACCATGGAATAAACCACCCATTACTAATACGCCACTTAAGCGGTGCATAGCTTCAGCACGTTCTTCTATAGGGGAAGAAAGTCTAACAATAGAGTAACCATTACGTACAAACCATGAAGTCATAAATACAGCGTATTGCTTAAACTGCCCTACAGTTCTACCAATGGCGTTTCTTAAAATCCGTGGACGATTAAAGTTATCATAGCGACCTAATACTTCATGAGTAGTATCTACAGCTTTTTGGACTGCAGCGTCAAAGTTTTTAGTCTTTGCATACTCAAGTTCAAATGCCATCATGTACGTTATTTCACGACTCATACGCTCAGAACCGCTAAACATAGCAGTCATAGCATTAAACCCCATACGTAGACCTGTACCAATTTTACTTTCGTATGAGCTATCTGGAGT